TCTATCACCTTCCGACCTAGCGAGTGAAGCCATGTTTCCATGGTTATATCGAAACTATATCCAAACCACTGGAGCACTGATACAAAAGCATTAACTAAAACGCCTGCAACTAGCGACAGTGATGCGGATATACCATCGACTAGACCTTTCAACACAGTACTGGTAAACCTCATGGGGAAATCTATAATATTAGTCGACAGATTTGGCCAATCCAGATGACCTCGTCTATCCCAAACATCCTGAAATCCCCATCTCGGTGAACGCAAAAGAGCTATTATAAGCATCGTAAACCCTGTTATTCCTGCTGCAAACGGATTTAGGTATATGAGACCCAATGCTGCAATGGTCCCCGTAATTCTCAGATACTGGAACATATCCTCCTCAAATTCATCCAAGCTCATCTCATACGAGACAACCTTAGCTATCAAGCGGCGGGTATCCTCACTATCCAAAAATATCTTAGAACCATTCCACAACCGGGGCCCCCAGAAGTAAACTTGCTGACCTTCATTTGCTCTAACCAAGAACCGTATGATGGGTTGTTTAGCCCAAAAGATGTTGAACTCCTTTTCTTTTCCCGGTATCACTTTCATCTTACTAAGCGATAGTATCAACGTCCCTATAGACATGTCGGCGAGATCATCTGAGGTTAGTGGTTTCCCACCCATCTCCAGATACTTCCACCACATCTCTAACTGTGACGTTGATACTAACGGATCCATCTTCCTTGCGTTGTTCAAATCAGCTGTTAATTGAGTGGCCCAATAATTACTAAGTTTCCCTAACAACAACTGGTCCTCTTTACTAAACTGCACCATGGGAGGAAGCTCCTTAGAATAAATTGGGGTAAAGCGCGGTTTCTTACCAAACCAGCCGCTCCAACCCAACTTTCTTCTTATACTCGATTCATCGGGGCGCTTATGGTAAATCTCTTTACCAACAGCAACATCGATCTCCGCTGTCAATTTAAGAACTTCCTCCTCTGTTAGAGGTTCTTTTGCTAGCTCAGGATGAGGCAACTTCTTCGAGAATTTAGCTTCTATTTTACCTTGGATATCATTATATCTTTGAGTAGTTTTACTTTTCCATTCTGAAGAAGTCGCCTTAACCTCGCTCCACAACTGTTTACCTCGTTCAAAAAGTAGAGCTTTCTCTACTTCCTTCTCGCTCGCTGGCTGCTCTTGAACCCCTTCTTCCGATTTAACCGGCGGGGTTTCGGGTTCAGAAGTCGATGGCTGTTGACCATCTTCTTCTACTGCCGACTCCTGCTGAGCAAATCGAACTAAAGTCTCTTCTCTGATCTTAGCTTCATAAAATGCCTCTTTACGTAACATCTCTTGAACTATTGCTTCTGCTATATTATCAACAGTAACCTCTTTAGCATTATTACCAACTCTCGAGTCTTGAATCCAATAAGACATCGTGCTTAATTCGAGTTTAAGATGTTTAAACTCCTTTTCTATCGAAGATGTCTTAGGGACCGGTCCTCGGGAAGTGGCTCTAATAGTTATAGGAAACCGTTCATGTAGAGCATGAATATTATTTATTGTGATTGATGTCTCCGGTAACTTATTACAGGAAACCATACACAACACTGAACGATAAGGGCAACCTTTCTGCAAAAGCTGAGCTTGGACTGTACCTATAGGACTAGGTGATATAAAGTTGATCCATTTAGGATGGTCTAGATTATCTTTACCATTAAATGCATCATCCTGATATGTCACCTCTTGTCCACAATATCCAGTGTCAAACTCATCTCTTACTTGAGGTCGCCAAATCCCCCACTGACCTACTCGCGAGAAGTGGTGGTCATCTCTCGCTAAGAGTTTTTCTTGAACTAACTGAATTAACCTTGCGGCTAGTTCAGACTTTCCAATCTGACTTTCCCCACCATAGATACAAACACCAACTGGCACAATACGCGATTTTGCCTGCTTCTGTATAGTATCTATCTGAGCTAGGGTATCATAACTCTTCTGAACCATAAAATTGGTTTGCTGCCATATCGTAGTAGTCTTAAGCTTAGCGTTAGTCTGTCCCAAAAGAGATATACTGTCGCCCAACTTATTAATTCGCTCTCTGAAGCAAGTCACTCTACTACGCTCTTGCTCTTTACAAAAATCATTCGCATTACTCGCCAATGTGTTGGTCATCCAAGCCCATTCATCTTTTAGAGCATCTGCCTCAGTGGCTAGCTCTGTCAAGAGTTCTAAGTTCGGATCACTAATAAGACCGACCTGCTTAAGCAATGCTGTGATCTTTTCAGCTACCTTATCAGTGTTAGTAATATTCTTCGCTGTACGATCCATGAGATTCGAAATAGGTACATCATTAACTTCAAACCCTGCCATACTCGTTGCTAAAAGTGCAACTGGTAAAGCATCTGTTAAAGCTTCCTCAGTATCTCCTTTCCAAATCTCAGGAGGTCGCATTGCGAAGCTCTTGAACTTCTCTATACAATTAGCTTCTAAACCAGCCATAGAAAAAGCTTTCAAACCCTCACACATAATATCTGTGGCTGACGTCGCAGAATAAATTGATTTCATCGTAGCCGCTAAACCAATCTTATTTCGCGATATCGACTCAGATATCGTATATAGAGGGATCGTCTCGTCCATGCCTTGAGCAAAAGCTTTTCCTGAGCTTCGAGCTAGTGACGGAATTTCTTTCAAAAGATCTTTAATCTCTTGCTTGGCCTCCATAATAGTCTTTTCTTTCACCTCATTAATATGGTGAACGGCTAGACCAACTACGTCTCGAGCTTCTTCGCTCGCATATTTTACAAAAGAATCTGAATCTAACCAGAAATTTTTGTAAAATAATGCTAGGGTACTTAAAACTAAGAGGGCAAAAGCCCAGAGAGGTTGGAAAAAGATGAGGACTGAGGCCCCCACAAATCCCAGGAAGATTCCGTTTGAATATTTAGTCGCTTTCATCATTGTTTAATGCTTTCTTAACTCCCCACTTCTTCTGTTCCTCGGTCGCTCTTGGATGACAATAAGCTACCGCTTTCTCATGCCACGCGGTATACGCTAACCACCAATCCTCAATAGGATTAGAAGTGAACGCCACGGTTATATTCGTTGCCGAACTTAGCCATGGATTGATACCTCGTTGCTTACTCAACTGCCAACGGTTCCTCAAATAGCTAACTTCACTCCTCACAAAGTTCAAGAAAATCTGTCTAGCTATCATCTTTAACTCATTTTCAGTCTTTCCTTGAGTAGGATATCGACGCCATACTCCTACAGGAAAACCTTCAATAGGACACTTAGCCCATTTAGGTTTTTGAGGTCTCTCTACAGGTACTACCGGGTCTGGTGACCAGGTTATAACCTGTTTTGTTTCCGCTAAACCATTAGCTAATGTCCTGCTAAAAGTTTCCGTTGTACGAGTACCCTTGCCTGGCTGCCAAGCACGTTGACCAATAACTTTATCGGGATTCTTAACTACCTTCAATAAATGTTGAGTCTTCTCCTTAAGGGTGTTGCCACTCTCACGGGGAATACTATCATCTATAAAGCTATTTTTAGAACTCACCGAACTGTCAGTTACGTTACCCGACATTTTTCTATCTAGCCTGCCATCATCACACTCTTGACGAGCTGGAAAAACTTTCTTAGCTTTCTTCCTCTCCTTCTGGCGCTGCTTCCAATCGACAACCCATTGTGAAACTGTTTTCCCTGAGGATAACATCTCATCTGGATTGATTTTGGCTCGTGCTTTCATACGTGCGATCTGACTTGATGGTCTTTTTGCTTCGCCTTCTGACTTTGCATCATCTCCTGTGTCACATTCTTGCTCTGCCTGGAATGATACAATCACTTCTTCAGCTGGTGGTCTATAGTAACTATTGGCCACTGCTAAAGGTTGCTCATGTATCAACTGGTAGACCATCTGTGATTCTCTCATTTCATCATCCGCAGACATTTTCTCTAAAATGACCTGCCAACGGTGGAGTGGAGCTGGAACTTTCGGGATCAAGGTCATAAACTCACGCAGTCCGTAAACCACAAAATCTTCAAACCCCAACCCAGAAAGAATATTGAGAACCTCACGCGCATTAGAGTAATCTGGAACCCTATCAGCTTCACTGAAACTTACAGAATAGCATATACCCTCTTGCCTCCTGAGAACTGCAAACCCATGATAGATAAAACCAAGTTTCTCAAACTGTTGTTTAAGAAGCTCAGTCACACCATCTTTAATGGGAATAGATGCCTCAGGTAACTGAACCATCGTTTCGGAATGGTCAACATATATTGACTCTTCACAAGGTTCAATATCAATTGAATCCTGTTTCGAGATCGACAATTTATTTACCACACACTCTGCTACGGTTTGGGTAGGCACAAAGCTTTGGCTCTGCTCTACCTCTGCATCGGTACTTTTATTTGGTTGTGCCATTTCACAATAACTAATTAAGGGTGTTTCTCCCACTTCTTGCTTTGCTGGTCCTTTCGAACCTAACGTAGGGAAACTAACATCAAAAGATTCAGGTCGAAGAACGACCCGCTTCTTTATAGTCGCATCCCTAGCTGCTTTCCTACGTTCTTTTCGATTCTTTGGTTGAATCTCTAATCCTGTAGAAAATATACCTTCGCAAGTATTAAGCTTAGGTTCATCTTCGAGTAAACTCGCAGCTTCTTCCTGAGATATAATACTTACTCTAGTTGTTCCACCGTCACAACTCAATATATTATTCATAATATACTGATTGTCATGACGTGCGGCTACCACTGGTACAAAACCTCGCGATACAGTTGGAATATCGCAAGATGTATCACCAACTGGCTTTTTGTAGGAATTTCTACAAACTGACTTAACAACAACTGAAGATGACTTAGGTTTCATCCAGAAACTCAAATCACCAGCAATCATCGCTGCAACCTCCTCTTCTTTCTGCTTAATCCTAAGTTCCTCCGTCAAACTGCGGCTCGACTCGGGAATGTTACTCTTACCATTCGGTTGTGCCATCATAACATTAAATGTTATTTTGACCTCCCCAACACTAAAAGACTACACAAAATATATCAATTTGAACTAAAGGTCACAAAGCATATATAAGACCTAAACAAAAACTA